TCTTAATGTAGTTTATCTTAGATATTTATCATAAATATAAGACCTATTATTATAATATGGATTATGAAAATCCCTGGCTATACAAAGGTACAGCTTTCACTTCTGACGATATTGGCGATTTCTTCGGTTACGTCTACTGTATTACTAATATCGAATCGGGTAAACAATATATCGGAAGAAAATATTTCTACCAAAAACGTAAGCCTAGAGGTGGCAAGAGAAGGGTTACATCTGAGAGTGACTGGAAACGATACTATGGAAGCTCTGCAGAGCTTAATTCAGATCGAAAGTTACTTGGAAACTCAGCGTTCAAACGAGAGATCCTATCCCTTCATACCAGACTCGGAGATGTAAACTATGAGGAAACAAAACAGTTATTTCTTAATAATGTTCTTCAAGAATCTCTTGACAATGGAGAGCCAGCATACTACAATAGCAATATTCTAGGACGTTACATGCGTAAAGATTATGGTAAGTTTAGAGACAATTCTTCAGAAAAATTATGATTGGGCACATCATCGTATGGATGTATTGTGTAGGTTGGGAACGATAGAAGATATTGAAGAAGCAAATTCAATAGGAGAAGAGTTTCATGAGTGGTTAGATCCATCAACAGATGATCATGATATTCTTTCTTTAGAATATCTTCCAGACTTGTACGGTTGACTTTATCAGCAAAAGCCTATATACTTTGTAACGAAAAGTAAAGCTGAGGAGCACAAGCTTAAATGACTCATTTAAAATCAAAGATATTAGAAATTCCAACATCAGCACATGGTATACTGGAATTTGCTTTTTTTGTTGGTGTTGGAATAACTGCTGGTTCGTTAGGACTTATATAAATAAATTTCACTTGGAGTAAAATTATGTGTCAAAAAATAATCAATGTACTTGCTATTGCGTCTGCTGCTGTATCTGTTGCCGTTGTTGGCCTTGGTGGGTATGTTTACCTTAATAGGGAAGCCATCATAGAAGATGTAAAAGAAAAAGCACTTGGTGGTCTTGGTGGATCATTAGGTGGAGATCTTCCTATCGGTGCTCCTGATCTTGCTGCACCTAATACTTCTGCTTCTATACCTACTACTAATCCTTTTTAAAGTTGCTATATAGTAGATAGTCGCTATAATAGGATGGCAGAAGAAGTAAAGGAAGAACTTACTGAAGAAGAATCCAAAGAAGAAAAGAAAAGTCCTCTTGGTCGATTAAGAGACGCTATTGTACCAGATCACGATGAGCAACTTGCCATCGTCAGTACATTTGTCAGGCTTGGTATTTTGGTCTGGAGTGGTGGGATATTGACATTAAATTATGTTACAATTCCTAAACTTCCACAACAAAAAATTGACCCAACTTTCATAGCTTCGGTATTTACGGGAGTTTTAGCTACATTCGGAGTTCAAACTGCTAAGAAAAGTAACGATGGTACTATGAAGATGAATGGTAATGGTAACGGAAATGGAAATGGTGGAACACCTCCTCTTACTGCAAAAGACATAGAGGCAATCATCGCTAAGGCTGGAACTGGTGGTCCTGTTCAAACAATTAGAATTGAACAAGCACCTATTAAGATTACCACCGATACCGATTCAAAAGAAACATTCAAAATGTAAAACAGTGTTTTTATCATGGAAAAACAAATAAACTGGACTAAGTGGTCTGCCCTTGGATTGGGTGGATTACTTGGTCTTTCGCATATAAGTATGATCGCAATGCTTGCGACTAGAGAAACTAGTAAGTATCCTAAGATTGCTATCCCACCTGTTAATGAATACTCTTCAGTTAGAGTAATGGCAGGAGAAGATGGATATAGTCTTGAGTATCTTGGGAATGATCCTAAGATTATGCATACCACCAAAACTATAAACAAAGGTGGGTTTCTTAAGAAGGGTGATACAACATCTATCACAGAAGAATATACTATGGATGGTGCTGTACATCATGGTGGTCCTGTATCTACTAGATCTGCCTGGATTGATCCTTCAGCATTAGGAGCTGCTGGCGAAAAAAAGACTAGTGCCAAGACTGCCGAATGCATTAAGGCAATCGGTGGAGCAGAACAATCAGGACGCTTGGTTGGGTCTAGTGTTGGTGCTGCTGCTGCTCCTACCCTTAGTAGTATTCCTTTTGTTGGGTGGCTTGCTGCTGGTTGGGTTACGATGTTTGGAGGCAATCAAGGAGCTGAACTAGGTGGTAGTATGGCAGAATCTATCAGTAAAGATTGTTAGGAGGATTTTAAATGCCAGTATATAGGGACTATGAGATTCGTATAAATCTTAATGAGTTAATTGAGCAAAGGATACCTGTATGTAATCTTACTCATCCTGATCATTGTTTGACGGATGCTCAGATTGCTGATATCGCACATGATATCAATATGGATCTTAATTTACATCCAATCTATCATCAGATAGATGAACATATTATGAGATATGTTAATGCCGCAAACATAGATAATAAAGATCATTGGGTAGAGGCAAAACTTCCAGATCTTGATATTACAGACGAAGAAGAAATTAGTTTTGAATAAAAATGACTGTATCCGATTTTTCCGCACAAATAAAGGAGGGAACTAAAAAATCTCATTCCGCAGCAGAGAATACTACTTTTGTTGCGTCTTTTCTTAGAGGAGTTGTAAACAAAGAATCTTATAAGAAACTTGTTTCTGATTTATATTTTGTTTACTCCGCAATGGAGGAGGAGGTTGAAAACTTGAAAGACCATCCTATAATAGGAAGGATACAGTTATCAGATTTAAATCGTGTAGATGCTCTGGAGCAAGATCTTAGATTTTATTATGGACCTATTTGGAGATCTCTTGTTACACCTTCAGAAGCATGTAACCAGTATGTCAATCGTATTCGTGAGGTAGCGAAAAATGAACCAGAACTTTTGGTTGGTCATCATTACACCAGATACTTGGGTGACCTCTCTGGGGGTCAAATCCTTAAAGGAATTGCTGAAAAAGCTTTGGCTTTGGGGGATGGGCAAGGACTCAAATTTTATGATTTTGAGAAGATCAAAGATGTAAAAGCATACAAAGCACATTATAGGGGAATCCTCAATACTCTTGATCTTGACCAACATCAAGTTAATGCTATAATAGTAGAAGCAAATTACGCTTTTAGATTAAACATGTATATGTTTGATACTCTAGAAGGTAATTGGTTCAAATCTTTACTTCAAATTTTCATTAGTTCAATTTTTAAAAAATGATTTTCGCTGCTTGCCCACCAGTATTCACCTTACCTGGTACTTGGAATGATCCAGAAAAAATTAAAAGATGTCAAGATACACTTATACCACATTTTACTTTAACACCAGAGCAAGGATTTATTTTATTCTTTGGGTTATTGGTTTTTGCTTTAGTTGGATGGGGATTATATCTCACGGTAGGATCTGGTAAGAGAGAATTAAGAGATCCTATTGATGAACATGCTAAAATGCATGAGTTGGGAATAGCACATGGTCATGGTGGAAACAAAGAAGCATATGAGATGTCTGGTAAACTACAACACGACCACGAAGAATGAATGTTATTCTACTCATAATGTCGTTCGCAAATTTTGTATTTTATCCATTAGTGATAGGAGCAATTATTGCGGTAATTATTGAGCAGATTCTCCGAAGAGGTGAGAACGAAGGTAATATTTTTATTGCCATGACAGTAAGAAAATTTCTTGTTAGACAGGCATGGATTTTTAATATAATTTGGTTTGTTGGGTATGCTATAATATTGTTTATGTTAAAACCAGGTCCACAACAAATGCCTGATATGATTTGGCAAGGAGGATTATGACAAAGAAACTTTATGATGATTCCAACTGGAGAGAAGAATACAAAAGTTACACCAGTAACGAAAGGCATCTTGAATTGTTAGAGAATGGACCTAAACAACTCTCTCAAGCATGGATATTAGGTGCTTTGTATAATAAATGGAAAAAGATGAAGGGGTATGATAAATTAGATCCGAAAGAAAATGAAGGTCAATTACAATCATCCATGAAGGAGTTTTTTCAACGACAAAAAGATCAAGGTATTTAATGAGTGATAACCAGTATGAGTATCTTAAAAGGCAACATTATCTGGCAACACATATGGAATTAACAGAAGAAAATGTAGTAAGGGTTCTTGAAGAACTTATTCCTTATATCGAAGCAGATGGAGGATACCTTCAACTTGTGGAAATAGAATATGAAACTGGATACGTTAAGGTAAAATTAGGCGGTGCGTGTGAGACATGTGCTATGAGTACAATGACATTGAAACAAGGTATAGAGAGTAAACTTATGCATGAAATTCCTGATGTTGTAGGAGTTGTACAGGTTCTCTAACAGTGTGCGTGAGCCCTCACATTCATGCGTAAAAATACTTATATGTTATAATAAATATTATTAGTACTGGGATTGAAAAATCATGCCCCTGACTCAACAAGAGCATTACATTGTCGGTTATCACGACACTGAACATAAGCATCATGAAATCTGCGAATACGCTATAGATTCATATCACGCAATACAAAATTCTAAAGAGGATGTTCCTTACTTAAGGGAGCATCCTTCTTTTATTGACTATTGTACAAAAGAGTTGCCTGAGATTGATAGAATCACTCATCTTATGGCTGCTGGTATTCCTATGGGACATTAGAATGAAGCACGAAATAATGTGGTGGATGAGCCGACTCACCATCATGGGAACATCTTTAAGTTTATCAGTTTGGTTAGCAGCACAAGCATATGCTTAGACCTTTAATAGAATGGATAGGGCAGAATATGAATACTCTTGCCTTATTCAGTTGGGTAATATTTTTGCCCATAGGATTTATGACAATAGACGCACCAAGAAATCCTCAGAAATATCATCATAAATGATTATACATTTTGCGGTGTATATGACAATTTTTGTTTTATTATTTCTAAGTTTTATAGCATTTGATCCATGAGCGATGTAGTTTGGTCAATAAATATTATGTTGGCTATACTTCTTGTAGGGGTATGTGTTACAATATACTGGATTTTTAAATACGATGAGTGGTATCCTAACGACATTGTTCATAGTCACATCCCCGTTGAACGTGGGACAGATGATTCAGAAAGTAAGGAATTGGCAGAGTGAACAAGATAGAACTCCTGTAGAACAGATGCTAAATAACTCACTACAAGAACTGGAGTGGGAAACAGATGGGAGCGATGACACCCCCAAGTCGGAAGAGTTGTTACAACTTCCGAGTGACAGAGATCGTGAAAGTATTGGACGGGGATACGATAGATGTTCTGATAGATCTTGGATTCGATTTATTCAAAAAAGAACGGGTAAGAATTGCGGGAGTTGATACTCCAGAGAAGAGAACTAGAGATTTAGAGGAGAAAGCACTTGGTATTGACGCAACTAACTGGCTTAAAGACAAGCTCGAAAGTACTATTGACGGTGATGATGAGCTTAC